AGCCACCGCCGGGAGGTGTCGCGCTGTTCGAGCACCTGAGTTGATCTCGTGCGGGTGCGCGAGTGCATAAAGTCTGCATAAAGCAGGTCACGCAACGTAGGGACCCCGGCGAGTGTTAGAGCACTCCCGGGGCATGGACGACCTTGGTGGAGGCCGACGTGCCGGATCGTACTTGCATCATTTGTGGCGGGATAGTCCCGGAGCCGAGCAGGGCATCTACGTGCTCTCGCCGCTGCCTGAACAGGCGGGCCTATGAGCGCTCCAAGAGCAACGGGATGTACGAGAAGATGCTCGTACGGAAGCGAACTCAGTTTCACGAAGGCAAGCCCAGCGCCGAGGCCATGACGTGCGTTCAATGTTCCGCGGTCTTGGGGCCAGGCAGGCGGGACCGGCGGTTCTGTTCCGCCAAGTGCGGTCGCGAAGGGCAGCCGACTGGTTGCTCGACGGCCGGCTGTGTACGACCGCTGCGCGCTAAGGGAATGTGCAACAAGCACTACCGCGTAAGTCGTGGCGAGAAAAGCGAATGGAACGACGCTAGGAGAGACAGCTACCACCGGCGTCGGGCTCGCATTGCTGCGGCTTCAACTGGCGCCCCGGTTCGCCTCTCCGACATACGCGAACGGGATGGCAATCGCTGCCACCTGTGTGGCAAGCGAGTGTCCGAGAAGCCCTACCCGCATCCACGCTCAGCTTCACTCGACCACGTTGTGCCGCTCAGTCGCGGGGGCTCTCATGATCCGTCCAATGTCCGCCTGGCCTGCCTGACGTGCAACGTCACTAAAGGCGCCGGCGGTGGCAATGAGCAGCTTCTACTGATCGGCTAGGAGGCGTCGTGGATCTCGGTGTTCGCGGCGTTCGCTTGTGGGAGTCTCTGCTGGAGCAGGACGACAACCTGACCGATGAGGGCAACCCGCTGCGCGAGGTTGCACTGTCCGCTTGTCGCACAGCGGATCGCGTTGAGAACCTTGAGCAGCTGGCAAAGGCCACCGACCCGGTGGTTGAGGGTCGCGGCGGGCCGATGGTTCACCCGATCTTTGCCGAGGTGCGACAGCAGAGCGCTCTTCTGGCTCGGCTAGTGGCCGCCCTTCGCCTTCCCGATGCGGCAACGGGGAAGAAGCCGCAGAAGAGGCAAATCCGGGGAGTGCAGAAGCCTTCTGCGGTGTCGTCCCTCGACCGAGCACGGCAGGCGAAGACGGGGGCGTAGATGCCTTGGTCTGGCCCGCTGTTCGACGGCCACGTCTGCTCGGTCGGCTACGAGCTGCTGGACTGGATCCACGCTTTCGAGTGCCACGGTCCGGGTGATGTGCAGGGCGAGCCGATCGACCTCGACGATGAGATGCGCGACCACATCATCGAGTGCTACCGGATTGACCCGGAGACGGGCCGCCGTGACTACGACGAGGGTGTGCTGTCGCGGCCGAAGGGTCGGGCCAAGTCGGAGATCGCTGGCTTTGTGGCGGTCGCTGAGGCGTTCGGTCCGGTGCGGTTTGACGGCTGGAACGCTGACGGTCAGCCGGTCGCTCGTCCGGTTCGCTCGCCGCTGATCAAGTGCTTGGCGACGGAAGAGAGCCAGGCCGGCAACACCTTCGAGAACGTGGCGTTCATCGCGGGCGACTGGGGCCCCGACGTTCACCCCGAGGTCTACGGCGGGGTGTCGGGGATCCGGCAGTACCAGTCGGCGTCGGCCCTGTACCTGCCGCACGGCGGCGAGATCCGGGCGTGCACCGCTGGTGCGGCGTCGAAGGACGGCGGCAAGGAAACGCACGTCGTCGCCGACGAGACACACCTGTACGTCACCCGCGAGCTGCGTTCGATGTACGCCACGGTGGCCCGCAACCTGGGCAAGCGGAAGATCGCCGAGCCGTGGATGCACCAGACGTCGACGGCGTACCGCCCGGGCGAGCTCAGCGTCTTCGAGGAGACGCTGACGGCCTGGCGGAAGAAGGAGCTGTCGCCGCGGACGTTCGTCAACCACCGCGAGGCGAAGGGCCCCATCCGGATCCGGGACGAGGCGCACACCAAGCGGCAGCTCGCGTACGTGTACGGGGCTTCGGCGCCGTGGCAGGACATGGACCGCAAGTACCGGGACATGCTCGACCCGCGGATCTGCCCGGACGATGCAACGGCGGCCCGCTACTTCTTGAACCGCCCGATGAGCACGGTCGACGCCTGGATCGCCAAGGACGTCGCCGAGCGTCAGGTGCGCGCTGGTGATGTGGTGGCGGCCGGTGAGGCAATCACGCTCGGCTTCGACGGCTCACTGAACGACGACACGACGGTCCTGCGCGGCTGCCGAATGTCGGACGGCTTCCGGTTCCGTATCGGGGCTTGGCCGAAGCCTGACGGGGCTGCCGGCATCGGCTGGGAAGTGCCCCGCGCCGATGTGCTGGCGACGATCCGTGAGGCTTTCGCCCGGTACACGGTGGTGCGCGCCTACTTCGACCCGCACGAGTGGCGCACCGACATCGACGACCTGGCCGCTGAGTTCGGTGACCGGGTCGTCGCGTGGGCTACGTCGCGGGACACCGCGATGGGTGCCGCCCTGGATCGGCTGCACGCCGACCTGCTCAACGGTCAGACGTTCCACGATGACGACGCGCTGGCGCTCGAGCACTACGGCAACTGCTACGTCCGCCGCAAGGGCTCGCTGCGGCTGGTCCGCAAGGAGTACCCGAACAGTCCCCGCAAGATCGACACCGTCGTTGGGGATGCCCTGGCTTACGAGGCGCGTGCCGATGCGATCACCGCCGGCTGGTCCGCAACTCCCCCGAGACGACGAGTGGTGGTGCGCTAGATGGCCGATGCAGTCAAGTTGATCGGCCGGCTCGAGGGGATGCTGTCTGCGGAGACGGCTCGGCTCAAGCTGTACGACGCCTACTACGAAGGCCAGCAGCCCATCCGCTTCATGGCTCCGGCCATGCGCAGCGAGTTTGGTGACCGCATCACCGCACTGATCATCAACTGGCCGCGGCTGGGTGCTGACGCGTACGAGAACCGGCTCGACATTGAGGGCTTTCGGTTCGCGGGCGACGACTCCCGCGACGAAGAGCTGTGGTCTGCCTGGCAGGCGATGGACATGGATGAGCAGTCGCAGCAGGCGCACCTTGAGTCGATCGTGCTGTCCCGCTCGTACGTGTGCGTCGGCAGCCCGGACAGCGACGGCGATCCGCCGCTGATCACTGTTGAGCACCCGTTCCAGGTGTTCGCCGACCGTGACCCGCGGACTCGCCGGGTGTCGTCGGCGGTCAAGCGTTGGGACGACGAGGACGGTACTCGCTGGGCCGTGCTGTACCTGCCGGATTCGACGGGCACTTACCGGTTCGGGCGCGACGGCTGGGCACTGGACGGCACTGCCGACCAGCATGGTCTCGGCCGGGTGCCTGTCGTTCCGCTGGTAAACCGTCCCCGCATCTTGCGACCCAACGGGGTGTCCGAGTTCCACGACGTCATCCCGCTCGCTGACGCCGCGAACAAGCTAGCGACGGATTTGCTTGTATCCGCGGAGTACCACGCGATGCCGCGTCGTTGGGCTACGGGCCTCAAGGAATCTGACTTCGTCGACGAGGCCGGCAACCAGATCAGCCCGTGGTCTATGGCAGCGGGGCACATCTGGGCCACGGAGCAGGACACCGCGACGTTCGGGCAGTTCCCGGAAGCGGATCTGACGAACTTCCACAACTCGGTGAAGATGCTGGCTCAGCTCGCTTCGCAGGCGCTGGCGCTCCCCCCGCACTACATGAGCTTCGCGACCGACAACCCGGCCAGTGCTGATGCGATCCGTTCGTCGGAGACGCAGTTGGTGAAGCGGGTGGAGCGGAAGCACACGTTCCTTGGTGGTGCGTGGGAAGAGGTCATGCGTCTGGTGCTGCGGTTTCAGACGGGTGAGTTCGAGACCCGCGCTCAGTCGCTGGAGACGATGTGGCGCGATCCGTCGACCCCGACTGTTGCGCAGAAGGCTGACGCGACGGTGAAGCTGGCCCAGGCTGGCATCGTGCCGATCGAGCAGGCCCGCGAGGACTTGGGTTATTCGCCGGAGCAGCGCCGTCGGATGTCCGAGATGGACGCCGAGGCGAAGGCTGACCCGACGTTGGAGCGGATCGCCCGGGACATCGGCGCGCAGGCGGCGGGTAGTGCCGTCGCCTGAGGCGTCGTTGCAGGCGGTCGCGTTCTTGCAGCGGTTGCAGGCAGTGGTGGTGGCTTCGTCGCGGCGGGCGTGGTCGCGGATGGGCGCGGACTTTGATGCGTCTTGGCAACAGGTCGGGCCGCAGGTGACGTCGGTGGTCGCCGCCGGCCAGCTCGCGGCGTCGCGGCGTGCGTCGAGCTACGTGTCCGACGTGCTAGCCGAGACCGACCAGCCTGTGCCCCCAGAGGCCCGCGTGCGCCCTCAAGCGTTCTCTGGGGTGTCGGCGGATGGCCGCAGCCTCGAGGGCCTGCTGAGGGCGTCGGTGGTGCGGGCCAAGTCGGGCTCGGCTTCGGGGTTGTCGTCGTCGCTGTCGCTGGATGTTGGGCAGCGATGGCTTGACGCGCTGGTCGAGACGTCGATGGCTGATGCGTTCCGGTTGACGACCGAGGCTGAGATGACGATCCGCCCCGGTGTCGGCTGGGTGCGGCAGGTGAACCCACCGTGTTGCGGCCGGTGCGCGATCCTGGCCGGCCGGTTCTACGCCTACAACCAGGGCTTCAAACGGCACCCGCGCTGCGACTGCATCCACATTCCGACGCGCGAGAACGTGGCCGGCTCCTTGTCGACCGATCCGACGCGGCTGTTCGCCGACGGCCAGGTCAAGGGATTGTCCGAGCGGGAGCGGAAGCGGCTGGCGGCTGGCGAGAGCCCGGCGCGGGTGATCAACACGTCGCGCGATATGTGGCGGGCCCGTGTGCAGGAGCAGAAGGCCGCTGCCCGCGACGCCGCCGCGCAGCCAGTGACTCGGCAGGCCAAGCAGAGCATGGAGAACTTGCTTGCTTCGGCTGGTAATCGGACGCAGGCGATGGAGTTCATGCGCCGCTTCGGCTACATCGAATAGACCCCCCGGGCCGCAACGGACCGGACTTCCCGCAACGGGAGCAGCACCACATGAGCGAACCCGTCCACACCTCCGAGACGCCCGCAACGGACGCACCGGAAACCCCGACTCCCCCCACGGAGCCGACCGAACCCCCGGCCACCGACCAGCTCGGCGAAGCCGGCAAGCGCGCCATCGACCGCATGAAGGCCGAGCGCGACGAGGCCCGCCGAACCGCAGCGGCCAACGCCGACGCCGCCAAGCGCCTGAGGGAGATCGAGGACAGGGACCTGTCCGAGCTCCAGAAGGCCCAGCGCGACCGCGACGAACTGGCCGCCAAGTACGCCGACCTCGAGCGCAACGCTCTCCGGTCGACGGTGGCGCTCGCCAAGGGCCTGCCGCCCGAGGTGGCTGCGATCCTCTCCGGCTCGTCCGAGGAGGAGCTGACCGCCCACGCCGACGCGCTGTTGGCCTGGCGCGGCTCTCAGTCGCCCGCTGCGCCCCGCCCGGACCCCTCGCAGGGTCCGCGGCCCACGTCGCCCGAACTCGAAGACGACGCGGCCTACAAGCAGTTCTACCCCGACCCGCCGACACGGCGGTGACGGTCAGCACCACCCGTCACGATCCGCCTATAGAGAGGGCCTGTCATGGCCGAGTACCTGCCGATCTACAAGCCGGGTCAGGCTCTGACCCTCAAGGCTTCCGCCACGATCACCGGCGGCCAGCTGGTCGCCCTGACCGGGTCGGGGACCGTCGGCCCGGCCAGCGCCGGCTCCGCCGCCTGGGTGGGGGTTGCTGCGTTCGACGCGGCGACGAACGACAACGTCACGATCCACTCCGGCGGGGTCCAGTCCGTGACCGCCTCCGGTGCGGTGACTGCGGGGGACGCCGTTGCGGCCGCCGCGAACGGCCAGGTCTCCACCTCGGCCACGCCCGCCTCCGCGGTGTTCGTCGGGGTCGCGCTGACCACGGCCGCGTCCGGCGCGAAGGTCCGCGTCAAGTTCGCTCGCTGATCCACCGCACCACCCCCAACCCAACCCGTTCGTAGGAGATGGCTGATTGCCTCTCCCCGCACCCCGAGGTGATCAGTCATCGCTACTTACCCGCCCGCTGGCGCTGTTCTCAACGACCCCACCGTCAGCGCATCCCGTTTCCTTTCCCAGCCCGCCTTCGTCGCTCGCCGGCTGCAGACCCTCGGCGACCTGCGGTACGTGGGCACCAGCCTGCTGACCGGCCGCCAGGAGACCTCTGGTGGCGCTGTCGGCTACGAGCAGGTGGAGGGCGTGTTCGCTGACGCCGCTCCCGAGGTCGTGGCCCCCGGCGCCGAGTACACCCTGACCACGATCCAGGACGGCCCTGCTGGGCTGGCCCGGGTCGCGAAGTGGGGCAAGGACACCGAGGTCACCGACGAGGCCATCAAGCGCCGCAACATGGACCCGGTCGAGAAGGCCATGCTCAAGCTGGTCAACTCCGCTGGTTTGGTCATCGACCAGTCGGTGGTGTCGGTCATCGCTGCAGGTGTGACCGCCACGCGCCCGGCTTCGGCCGCGTGGACCTCGGCCACCCCGGCGATCCTGCGGGACATCCTGCGCGCCAAGGCCGACGTCCGTGGCCTGAACCTCGGCTACGAGCCCAACGCCCTGCTGGTCGATGACTCCACCTGGGCGTACCTCGCCTCGGACCCGGTCATCTCCGCCGCGATGGCCCGCGAGAACGCCGCCAACCCGGTCTACACCGGCCGCTTCGACGTCCTCGCTGGCCTCCAGGTCATCCCGACCCCGGCGGCGAACCTGCCCGGTGGTGTCGGCACCAACGCCTGGATCCTCGACACCAACCAGCTCGGTTTCATCGCCACCGAGGACCTGGGCGGCGGCTACCAGCAGGCCGGCGAGCTCGTGCAGTCCAAGGTCATCCGTGAGGACAAGACGGACTCGTGGCGCCTGCGTGCCCGCGCGAACTTCGTCCCCGTCGTCACCGACCCGGGCGCTGGGTTCCGCATCTCCGGCGTCGCCTGATGGCTGGCTACACAGTCACTGCGCCGCTGGTCACGGCGCGCACGGAGAACGGTCGCATCGTCTACCTGTACTTCGGTGACGTCGTGCCCTCGGGCCTCGCGCAGGATTCGGTCGACCACCTGCGTGACCTTGGGTTCATCAAGGGCGGCAGCGAGCCGGCCGCGACCATCCTGCCGGCCCCTGCGGTCGACGAGGTGGCAGCTCCGGTGGCGCAGCTTGAGAAGCCCGCTGGCAACGCTGGGCTCGACGAGTGGACGGTTTACGCCCGCTCGCAGGGCGCTACAGACGACGACCTTGAGGGCCTGTCCCGCAACGACGTCCGCGACCTCTACAAGTAGCGGGAAGGGGGCGCCACCGTGAACCCGGTCATGGTCAGCGACTTGGAAGCTCGTTGGCGCCCCCTCGCCCCAGACGAAGAGGCCGGAGCCCAGGCGCTGCTTGAAGACGCGTGGGCGATTGCCAACGTTCAGCTGCCTAGCCTAAGCGGCAACGTTCAGTCCGGCGCGGTCAGTGAGGACATCGTGCGGGCCGTCGTCTGCGCGATGGTGCTGCGAGTGTTGCGCAATCCCGACGGGGTGCGGTCCTGGTCGGTTGATGACTACTCGCAGACTCGCGACAACTCGGTGTCCTCGGGCTCGCTCTACCTGTCTGACGCCGAGCTGGCGCTGCTGGGCACCGCGGCCGGCTACCGGCGCCGTGGAGCCTTCTCGGTCGCTCCTGCTCCGGTGCAGCCGGTTCGGTCGCCGTATGCCGAGTTCTTCGAGGACTACGGCCCTGGTTATCTGCGGTGACCGCTTTCCTGGACCTCGGTACGGCTCGGTCCCGGGCCGAGTCCCTGATGACCGCAACGTGCCGCATCAACGCAAGGGGCGACGGCGGCAACGTGACGGACCCGGAGACGGGCGAGGTCATCACCCCGGTCGGCGAGGTCGTCTACGACGGTAAGTGCCGTGTGCGCCCGACGGCCACGCAGTCGCAGGACGTGGAAACCGGCGGCGCCGAGCTCGCGAGCTTCGACTACGTCATCTCCATCCCGTTCGCCGTCGTCGGGGTCCGCGAGGGTCATCGGGTGACGGTGACCGGCAGCCCTGACCCTGCGCTGGTGGGGACGGTGGTTGAGGTGCGGATGGTGGATCGCGGAGACCACATCACCGCTCGCCGGTTGTCGTGCCAGGAGGTGACCTGATGGTCGACACTCCGCAGACGCTGGCCGCAGCGATCCTGAGGGCGATCGCGACAACCACCGTCGAGGTGACAGCGGTTGTCGCGAAGGGCGCGTTGAACGTGAAGAACGATGCGCGTAAGAACGTGGAGCAGTCAGCTCCGGTCAACAACGCCTACGCGCAGAACGCGATCACCTACGACAGTCCCCGATTGGCGGGGATGGTCATCGAGGCTGAGATCGGTTACGACAAGGAACGCCGCGGCGGCTCGCTGGGCAACCTGCTCGAGTTCGGTGGCGGTGGCGACAAGTCGCCGCCGCACCGGGATCTCGGGCGGGCTCTAGACGTCGAGGAGCCCCGCTTCGAGGCGGCGTTGTACAACCTGCCGGGGATCGCGCCGTGACGCTCCTGGACAACATCAAGTCCGCCGTGGAACCCGCTGTGCCGCTGGGCTACGGCATCCAACCCACCCGCTCAGGCACGAAGCCGTGGGTGGTCGCTTGGCCGGACGCGGGCAACGTGTATGCCGCGACGATGCGCTGGACCGACGGCGAGGACCTGACGATCACGTTCCGGCAGTACGGGCTGACGCCGGAGTCGGCGAAGGTCGCTGACCGTCGCGTGAAGGCCGCCTGCTTCGCGCAGCTCAACACCGTGGTCGACGGCCGGCGCGTGTACGCGGTGGAGCAGCTGACCGCCGTCCCGCTGGCCCGCGAGGACGAGGACGACCCGCCAGTGTTCGTGTACGTGACCGAGCACCGGTTCCGCTCCACCCCCGCCTAGCCGCCAGCTTTCAAGCCCCCGACACCGCCGGTGATCGGGTCCGTAGCCATGCCCTGAAGGAGATGCCGTGGCCGACGAGCCCGACACCGAAGTGACCATCCGCTACCCCCACACCGGCGAGGAGCGCCAGGTCCCCCGCGGGGCTGTGCCGTTCTTCCCGGGCTGGGACGTGCTCAAGAAGGACGGTTCGGTCAACCCGAAGCCGTCCGCCGCTACCACCACCAAGGAGGTCTGACCGATGGCCGACTACGGCTTCGACGGCATGATCAAGGTGAGCTTCGTGCCCGCCGCCAGCATCACCAACATCGCCGCGCCGACCGTGTCGCAGCTGAACGGCGGCACGTCGCTCGAGGGTCGTCTGACCCCCGACGGTCTGTCGCTGGGCATCGACACGTCGGAGATCGACAACTCGAAGCTGAACAGCCTGGCGAACTCGGCGATCATCGGCCGGGACACGTACTCGCCGTCGGTGAAGTACGTGCGTGGCGATGGCACGAACGACGTGGCTGTGCAGACCGCTCTGGTCCGTGGCGCGTCGGGCTTCCTGGCGGTGCGTCGGGACAAGCTGGCGACGATCGCGTGGACCGCTGCCGACAAGGTGGAGCTGTACCCGGTGCAGTGCAAGCGCCCGTCCCCGGACGACCCGGCTCCCAACGCCCTCCAGACCGTCATGGTCGGGATGACGATGACCGACGGCACCCAGGTCCGCGGCATCGACAACCCGGCCACCGTCGCCGCCTGACCCCTCTGAGCAGGGTCGGCCGTCTCCTGGCGGTGCGGCCGACCCGTTCATCCCACCGCCAGGGCAACCGCCAGGAAGAAGGATCACGTGGGTTTGAGTGTTGACGACCTGATCGGTCGCGTGAAGGTCCCCGTCCGCTCGGTGACGATCGTGCTCGACGCGTCACTGCTCGCCGAGTACGACGAGCTGCGGGAGCAGCTGGACGCCACCAACCGCAACCAGGGGCGCATGGGCCAGGCCAACGAAGCGCTGGAGCTGGCGCAGCGGATGGCCGAGCTCGAGGACCAGATGCGCACGGCTTCGGCGAAGTTCCAGTTCAAGGGCATCAGCAAGAACCGGCTCAACGTGCTCATCAAGAAGCACCCCCCCAAGAAGGGGTCGCAGAGCGACTGGGACGTCGACGCCGGGTCGGTCGACTTCGTCGCCGCCTGCTCGCACGAGCCGGAGATGACCGAGGACGAGGCCGGCCGCCTGTGCGATGCGCTGGCGCAGGGACAGTGGGAAATGCTGTTCAAGACTGCGTGGGCCGCCACCAAGGGGGACGGCAGTGTCCCTTTCTCCGCGCGCGCCTCCGAGCTAATCAGTCAGAACGCCTCGAGGTAGAGACAGCGTTCGACCTGAGGGTGCCCTTGGCGGTGTTCCAGGGGGCTCCGTGGCCGCGTGAGGGTGAGCCGCTGTACACGCAAGAGGATCACGACTGGTTCGTGGCGCTGGCCGAGGAGCGTCGCGACACCTGCCCGGCCTGCGGGCTACTGAAGGCAGTGTGCCGGGACAAGGCTCGGCAGTTCGATTTCGTGGTGGTCGAGGATCAGTGCAATGCGGCAAGGGCGCTAGCCGATCATCAAGAAGCGAAAAAGGACCGCAACGTCTCCCAGCAGCGCTCGATGCAGGTATCGATTGCGTTCCGGGAAGGGAAGAGTCCTCCCCTGGATGTGGGCCTTGACCTAGTTGAGGTAGGCGCCGACGACGTTGCCGCTGGGCCCGATGGTGCATGAGAAGTCGGAGCGGACCGATGCGCCGAACGCGTTATCGGCATCGACCACTCCGGTGATGCGGTAACCGCCGTTGTCGCGATCTTCGATGGTCGTGTCCAACGTATTGAAGTCGGCGCTTGATGGGGACTGCAGCTGATCTTCAATGGCGTTCCTGCACGCCACGAGGGCGTCACCGGAGCTGACCCCGCCACCTCCACAGCCGGTCAGTGCAATCGCGGCCAGCAGCACAAACCCAATTCGCATGTGCGCACACTAGACGCTTAGGGGGGCTCACGTGGCGAACCGTGTCGTGACCGTAGCCCTCAGGGCAGACATTGGTCAGTACGTCGCCGGGATGAGCAGGGCCGCCGCGGCTACGCTTGGTCTCGGCGGATCGGTCGATGACACGGCGCGCCGTACTTCTGGTGGGCTTGGGCGTATTGGTCAGGCCGGGATGATCGGTACCGGTCTGCTTGTCGCCGGGTTCGGTTCGGCTGTTGCGAAGTCGATGGAGTTCGAGACGGCGATGTCGGCTGTCTCGGCTGCGACCGGTGCGACTGGTGATGCTTTGGCGGAGCTGCGCGAGACGGCGATGCGGGCCGGTGCCGCAACGCAGTACAGCGCGAAGGAAGCCGCTGACGGCATTACCGAGATGTCGAAGGCTGGCGTGTCCGCGGCCGACATCATGGGCGGCGGCCTCGACGGTGCCCTGGCGCTGGCTGCGGCGGGTCAGATCGACGTCGCTCGAGCGGCCGAACTGGCTTCGGCTGCGATGACCCAGTTCGGATTGTCCGGTGCCGATCTTCCGCACGTCGCTGACCTGCTGGCCGCTGGCGCCGGTAAGGCGCTCGGCTCGGTCGACGACCTCGGGCAGGCCCTCAACCAGGCGGGCCTGATCGCAGATGCGGCCGGCCTCTCGATCGACGAGACCACTGCGGGTCTAGCTGCGTTCGCTTCGGCGGGACTGCTCGGATCCGACGCGGGCACGTCGCTGAAAACCATGCTCCAGGCGTTGCAGGCACCCTCGGGCAAGTCTGCGGAGCTCATGGATGAGCTGGGCCTGAAGATGTACGACGCCAACGGCAACATGCTCGGTCTCGCCGAGATGGCTGGTCAGCTGCAGGACAAGCTTGGCGGCCTGACCGAGGAGCAGCGCAACGCGGCCCTGGCGCAGATCTTTGGTTCTGACGCTGTCCGTGCGGCGAACGTCCTGTACCGCGAGGGCGCTGCCGGCATCGAGGACTGGACGGAGAAGGTCAACGACCAGGGCTTCGCTGCTGATCAGGCGGCCAAGCTGAACGACAACTTGAAGGGCGATCTTGAGCGCCTGGGTGGCGCTTTCGACACCTTGCTGATTTCGGTTGGGTCTGGCACGCAGGGACCATTGCGGGTACTGGCCCAGATGCTCACCGGCATTGTTGACGTTGTCGGCGACGTCGTTGGCGTCATCAACGAGGTCCCTGCGGGTTTCCTTCTGGCCGGCGCCGCAATCGGCGGGTACCTGCTGTTTGGCGAGAAGCTGATTGCTCAGATGGCGTTGATGCGGGTGTGGATGAACGCCAACATTTTCTCGCCCCTGATTGTCGGGTTCGCGAACATGCTCACCCCCGTCGCGACCCTGACTGGCGCATTTGCGGCGGCTCGGACCGCGCTGTCCGGTCTGCTCACGATGGCTGCCCCGCTGGCCGTGATGGCTGCGATTACGTATGGCGTCATCGAGTTGGTCAAGTTCGCCAATGCGGGCGACGACGCTCGCGACGCGATCGAGCAGATGAACAAGACGATCGATAAGTCCGACACCAACGCTGCTCGTTTCTCGAACGTAACGGGCAGCCTCGACCAGATCCGCGACAAGATCAATGAGCTTCGTCCGTTCGTTGAGTCCTGGGCTGTCGAGAACCGCGGCTTCTTTGAGCGCTCGTTCATCCCGGTGACTGGCGAAGTCGAGGACGCCCGCCAGAGCCTCCAGGAGTACGAGGACTCGCTCGCCTCCATCCAGGCAGAGCAGTCGCGTATGGAGAAGAACCTCGACGTGCTCGGCCGTCGCTACGGCATGACCAAGACTGAGGTCGAGGAGTTCGCCGACGCCCACGGAATCGACTTGTCGGGCTCGTTGCAGATCGTGCAGGGCGACTTCATCCGGGTTGCGGATGCGGCCGGTTACGCCGCGACCGGGCTCACTGGCGTCAACGGCGCCGCCGAGACCGGGTACGAAAACTTGGTCACTTATGCCGCCGCGCTGGGCATGTCCGACGACGAGGTCGAGGAGCTGCGGAAGCACACCGACGAGCTCGGTGAAGCGATCTCGGCATTCGTCGACCCGCTCGGCACCTACACGGGCCTGATTGATGAGAAGAAGGAAGCTGAGCGGAAGTCTGCTGAGGCGACTGCAGCTGCTACGGCATCCCAGTCGGACTCGTGGGAGGACTACGTCGATGACGTGTCCGTCTCCGTCGAGGAATACCTGACTAAGCTTGAGGAGCAGGTAGCTGCGCAGGACGCGTGGCAGGCCAACATGCTGACCCTGGCTGGGCGGGTGTCGCAGGGCACCATCGACGAGCTCGCTCGAATGGGCCCTGAGGGTGCGCCGCTCGTGGCCGAGCTGGTGAATGCTTCGGACACCGAGCTCGCACGGTTGGAGACGGTGTTCGGGCAGCGGTCATCCAATGCGGCGAGCGAGTTCGGTGAGCAGCTGCTGCTAGCGCAGCCGGTGCTGACTCGGATCGCCGCGACCGCCGGCCAGGAGACTGCGGCGGCTCTGGCTCAGCAGCTCGCGGCGGGCACGACGACGGTGGCGGCGATCGCTGCGCAGTACGGGATCGTGCTGGCTGACGGCATCAACCCGGTCCTGACCTCGCTGGGCAAGAGCGCGATCATCGCCGCCGCGCCTCGCCAGATCAACGGCACGCGGGTCGCCTACGCCGACGGCGGGTACATCTCCGGCCCGGGTAGCGGCACGTCGGACTCGATTCCGGCGATGCTGTCAAACGGCGAGTTCGTGGTTCGGGCCGCGTCGGTGAACAAGTACGGCGTCGGTCTGCTGTCCAACATCAACGAGGGTCGGGCGATGTTCGCCAAGGGTGGGTTCGTGTCCGCTGCGGACGTCCCTCAGCCTCGCTCCACGGCCCCGTTTGGCGCCCCCCTCTCCACGGGGGCGAATGCGGCGATGGCGGCCGGCTACAACGCTGCTACGGCTTTCCTGGCTGCCAACGCTGAGACCTCGTACTCCGGTGCGGCTGGGCCTGCTGGGTCTACCGCGATCGGCGGCGGCTGGCAGACCATCTGGAACATTGTCAAGGCCGCGATCCCGCAAGCCCGCATCAACTCGACGTACCGACCTGGCGACCCCGGCTACCACGGCCGCGGGAAGGCCATCGACTTCGGTTTCGGCGGTGGCCCGGGTGGCGCTGGGTCGGCTGGCCTGGCGTCCATCGCCCGGTTCCTCTACAACGGCTACGGGTCGACGCTCGCCGAGCTCATCTACGACGGGGTCGGCGACAACACCCCGGACGTCAAGAACGGCCGGCCGCACACGTACAACGCGGGCACGCAGGCCGAGCACCGCAACCACGTCCACGCCGCCGTGTACGACCAGGGCGGCCTGCTGCCGTCGGGGACGGCGGCGCTGAACCTGTCCGGGTCGCCAGAGATGGTGCTGAACCCGGCGCAGACCGCAGCGGCGATGCGGTCGCGGGAGTTCTCGGGGTCTGCCGGCCAAATCGGTTCGCAGACCATCGTCGTCGAGATCGCGGGCGCCGAGATCACCGGCACATTGCAGATGGGCGGTGACGGTCTCATGCGCATCGTTGACGGGCGAATCCTCAGCGCCATTACCGGCAGCGATCAGCGTTCGCGGATGAATCCATGAGCAGCGTCACGATCGTCGCCACCGTAGAGCTGGGCAATGTTCCGCCTCGGGTGCGCCTCGATGTCACCGACACCGGCACTCCGGCGATCAACTCGGTGACGGTCACCCGCCTGAACCCGACCGGCGAGTTGGTGCCGGTCCGCACGTTCGACGGCAACCCGCTACAGCTGACGACGTCGGGCAGCAACCGGGTCGGTCTGCTCTACGACTACGAGATGCCGTACGGGCAGGCGGTCACCTACTCCACGATGGAGACCCCGGCGAACACGTCCGGCTCGGTGACGGTCGATGAGCAGCGGATTTGGCTGGTGCACCCCGGTGTTCCTGGCTTGTCGCAGCCGATTGAGCTCCGGCCGGACTCGCTGAAGGAAGAGACGTACGCGGTCAAGCAGGGCGTGTTCTGGCCTATGGGCCGCGCTACCCCGGTGATTGTGAACGATGGGACGAGGAAGTCCGCCGAGTCGCAGATCGTCGCGATCACGGAGACCTTGCCGGCACTAGGCGCGATGAAGGCGCTGCTGTCGGACGGCGGCACGCTGCTGCTGAACATTCCGCCGCTGTTCGGGTTGGGTGTTGAGACCTGCTACATCCGGGTCGGGGACTTGACGATTCGGCGGCTGTCGGACATCGGGTCGCAGCAGTCCCGCGACGTGGTGATGCCGTACACGGTTGTGGCGATGCCGGCGGGCGGGTCGCAGGCGCAGCGCACCTACGTGGACCTCCTGAACTTCCCCACGTACGCCGCTCTGCAGAACGCCTACCCGACGTACACCGCCGTCCTCGCAGGACCGTAGGGGGTTTCGTGGCCTACCTGCGGATGAGTAGCCCGGACACCTTCAAGCAGATGATCCGGGAACCGCAGGCCTTCACCTACTCGGTGCAGGCTTCGCGACAGGGCGTCGTCGTACCAGGTTGTGACGACCTCCGGCCGACTGGCGGAACGATCACCGACACCACTAAGCAGGGTGTGCGGCGGGTCCTCAACCTGCAGCTGGCGCCGGAGCCGGGCCTGTTCGACAAGCTCGCCCCATTCGGCACCGTGCTAGGTGTCAACGCCGTCGTCTCCTTCACCGACCGCTCCCCGGTGGTCATCCCGATGGGCGTGTTCGACGTCGACTCGGAGAAGTTCGGCGAGGGCGGCGGCGGGCTGTCGCTGACCGCACCCGACAAGTGGGTGCGGGTGCAGCGCGCCCGGTTCTTGTGGCCCACGGGACCGCAGGTCGGGATCCTGGTGGTCGACCAGATCGCCGCCCTGATCCGTGACGCCCTGGGCCCGCTCGAGCCCGTGAACATCACCGCGTCGTCGACTGCGACGGTGGGGCCGTTGACGTGGGAGAAGGACCGCGACAAGGCCATCATCGACCTGGCGGCCTCGATCGGGGCGTGGGTGTACTTCGACCGGTCCGGTATCGCGACCATCGCCGACGTCCCCACCGCGGGCCCGTCTGCTGACTGGCTGGTGGATGCGTCGGTCGCTGGCGTTCTCACCGAGCTGGACCGGTCCCGGGATCGGTCCAAGACGTACAACGTGGTGGTCGTGACGTCCTCGGCCAGCGGCGGGGAGTTGTTCCCGACGCAGTACGTGTGGGACGACGACCCGTTCTCGCCGACCTACGCCGGCACGGACCCGCCGTCCGCGGCGAACGTGGGGCCGTTCGGGATCGTCCCGTACTTCTACGACACCCCGCTCCCCTTGGACGCCTACGGGGCCCGCAATGCCGGTCTGACGATCCTGTCTCGGGTCGCCGGCCTTGCGTCGCAGGTGTCGCTGGGGAAGGTCCCGAACCCGGCGATGGATGCCTTCGACGTCATCGATGTGCTCCCACCCAAGGAGCGGTACGACATCCCGCGGGTGCTCGAGCGGCACATCTGCGACGAGATCACCCACCCGCTGGGCACGGGCGCGCAGACCATCGATGGGCGTTCGACGCGAACGGATGAGTTCACATGACCCGGTCTCTCGATGCTGCGATCCGCAAGTCGGCTGACGCGCAGGGCGACCGCATCGCCGACGCGATCCCGACGACGGGTTTCCGGGCCACGGTCACGTCCGTAGTGCCCGGTGGTGCACCGGATGGGAACGCCCGGGTGCAGGTGCGGTGGCGCGGCAACGTGATCACCGTCGCCGGTTACGCCTCGTCGTACACGCCGGTCGTGGGTCACCGAGTGACCTGCGACTTCATCGACAACCAAGTGTCCATCGCCTATCGGTCGATCGGCGGATAGGAGCGACATGCCTACCACTTCACGGGCCTACCGGTACCCGGCGTCATCGGCCACCCCGAACGTCGCACAGGATCTGCAGAACCTGGCGTCGGACATCAACGCCGACCTGTCTTCCCCCTGGGTCGTGACGGTGGACTCCGGCCCGTCCGGGATCATCGGCGTCACCCAGAGCACCTACACCAACCTGACGGGCCTGTCGCAGAACAGCGTGGTCGCGGTGCCCACCGGCAAGCGGCTCGAGGTGGACTTCGCTGCCCCGATCGGATCGGTGAACGGCGGGTTCGTGTTCGTGCAGCTGGTCATCGGCGGCACCCCGTCGGAGGCGATGGGCGCCAGCGGGACCGGTGTGTGGTGGCGGCCCAAGATCCGGTTCGAGGCACCCGGGACTGGTGCGGTGATGACGTACTCGGTGCAGGGCTACATCACCGCGGGCTCGGCCGACGTCCGCGGAACCGGCGGAACCATCCGTATGCGCCACCGGATCGTCTGAGCCAGGAGATCACCATGCCGACAGACACCCCCACCCCTGAGCGGAACCCGTGGGACGAGCTCCCGGCCGGCGAGGTCACGGTCAAGGCCAGCAAGAGCGGCGAGATCACGGTGTACATCGACGGCGAACTCGTCGACACCCAGCACGTCAGCGGCTGGGAGGGGAGCCAGTAATGGCCGCCTGGCGTGTGGCCCGGTCGCTTGACACTCTGCTCGCCCAGCTCAATGCGATGGCGCCGCGTCGGTCGAAGGTTTCCGACGGGGCCATCGGCGACGCCGCCCACGCCACGCGGGAGTCGGATCACAACCCGTACATCAAGCTCGCCGGGGTCGGCATCGTGCGGGCCCGCGACTTCACCAACGACCCCGCTGGCGGCCTGGACTGCAACTGGCTGGCGAAAGCGCTCGTGGCATCGGGTGACCCCCGCATTCGCTACATCATCTGGAACCGCCGGATCTACACCCCCGGTCGCGGGTGGTCCGCCTACAAGGGCATCAACGCCCACGAGCACCACCTGCACCTGTCCGTGTCCGAGCAGCCCGGGTGGTTCGACTCGACCCTCCCGTGGGCCGGCATCGGTAGGTCCGCCGCCGAACCAATTTCAACGATCGGCACCCTGCCGGTCTCGCCCGTCCAGGAGGACGACATGGGTCACGTCGACACGATGAGCGACGCCGTCATCGATGCGATCGCCGAGCGCGTCATGCGCCGGCCGCTCCCCCAGAACCAGGGGATCCCGATCCTGACCCTGAACGAGATCGCGGATCGGGTCCGGGGGCTGACGTTCCCGAAGCCGGGGTCGCCGCTCGGGGTGGATGTCACCGAGGGCAGCCACTACGTCCCGCTGGACTCGATGCGCCTCACCCAGATCTACGAAAAGTTCGTCAACGGCGGGCAGGTGTCCGCCCGAGACGTGGCCGCTGCGCTGCTGCCGGAGCTGACTGTTCAGGTGCAGGCCGCCGTCAGTAACGCTGGCACCGGTGGCGACCCGAAGGCGATCGCCACCGCGGTGCTGGACGGTCTCGCCGCCCGCGTCGCGGCCTGACCATGCACGGCCCCGACGCGAACCACGTGATGGGCAAGTGGTACGTCGCCAACCGGGTCGCCCGGGTGTGGCGCCGCAACTGCCTGAACTACAGCTGCGGCTACTACGAGACGTACCAGTCGTGAGCGCACTGCGGTCGCTGTCGTCGCCGCTGCTGCTGCGCACGGAGATGTCGGCGGTCGCCAGCGTCACGCTGGTTCTCGGTGTGGTCATCGCAGCGGGGCCGCAGAAGGTGGTCGTCACTAACGGGTCCCTGCCGCTGTTCGAGGTGTGGCCCGACTCGTGGTCCATCACCGCAGCCCGGTTGGCGTGGGGCATCGCCTGGTGTGCCGCTTCCCTTGCTCTGGTCGCCCTGTCGTGGCGCGCCACGCACCTGTGGATGCAAGTCGTCGCCTGGTCCACGGCCGGCACTAGCGGCATCTGGGCGTTCGGGTCGCTGTGGTTCGCCATCGACGGGCGTGGTTCTGCGATCGGGGCCGTGGTGTTCACGTTCCCTCTGCTGTGGGTCGGCTTCCTGCTGATCCGCGTCGTGAAGGGTTCGGGGGCTCAGTGTGGGAGCTCGTAGCGGCTGAACTGCCGGCACCTGTTGACAACACCAGCTCCTACCTGGTGTTCGCGGGCGTGGTGGTGGGTGCGATCGCGTCGATCGCTATCGCAGTGATCCAGTCCCGCAAGTCCCGCACCGAACCCTCCCCGCCTGCACCCTCCGGTGGAGACGGCAACGGGTCCGGTCGTCTACGTGAGCGGGTGGCCGTTGTCGAACGCGACGTCGGCGCCCTGAACAAGGCTCACGACGAGCTCGAGGACGCCCACGACCTGTTGGACCGGGCGCACGCGAAGGGCCAGGTGTGCCAGGACGCCATCGTCAGGTTCCTCGACCGCGAGTTCCCGGGGTGGCACTGATGTCCAACCGCAGCCGCTACGCCCAGACCGCGTCCGACGACAGCACGCCCGACGCTCTGGATTCACCGGTAGGTGAGCACACCCACGAGCAGCCTCGCAGCGTGCTGGTGACGGTGCTGACCGCGGTGGTGGTGTTGCTGGCCGCGGCGGTGGGGTGGCTGGGGTTCAACACGTACATGCTGCAACGGGGGCAGGCGGAGACGACGGCCTACATCGAGGGCCGTGGCACCGCTCGTGACGCGGAGAACCAGCGGCTGAACGACCGCATCGACGCCGCCGTGTGCTCTCTCCTGGATAGCTTGCCGGCCGGTCCGTTGCTGGACCCTCAGCGCGCCCAGTACGGGTGCGGGCCGGGCATTCCGGTGGGCGACCTCGACCCGACCGTGGCGCAGAACTTGGCGGACATCCTGGGCCAGATCGAGGCCGCACAGGCCGCTCAGTCGCCGTCTGCCGACTCGGAACCTGCCCAGCCGACCTCGGCCCCGGATGAGATGCCGCCGGGCGCTCCTGAGGGCGTGCAGCCGTCCCCGATGGGGCAGCCCCCGGTGCCCACCGCGGCACCCACGAGCGCGCCCGCAAGCCCGACGCCTGCTGCGTCAACCACTCCCCCGCTGGTTGATCTGACCCCACTCACCGACCCCGTGTGCACGCTGCTCGGCGTGTGCCTCTAGCTAGGAGACCCCGTGCCTCTCGCGCTCCGCATCGCCTCCATCCGCAAGGCGCTGGTGACCCTCGTCGGCATCGTGTCCGCGCTGCTCACCGCGAACCTGCTGCCCGCCGACTGGGCGCCGTACGTGTCCACCGCGGTCGGCATCGCGACCGTCGTGCTCACCTACCAGGTGCCGAACGCGACGCCGACGTTCTCCAGCGGCTACGACGAGCCCGGCGACCACGCCGCGGACGACCAGTGACCGCCCCTGGCCCCGCCGAGTTCAACCCCCTGGACCTGGCCGGCGCTATCGCGCAGCTCGCTGCCGCCTACATGACCGGCGACAAGGACAAGATCGCCGTCGCGAGGGAGAACTACCAGCGCGTACTGGCGTCCTAGCCAGTGACCGCCCCGGCCCCGCAGTTCAAGTCGTTCCCAGACGAGGCGCACCAAGACCTTCTGAACCGCGCTTACGCGGCCGACCAGAAGATCCTGGACCAGACGATCAGCGTCACCGACGCCATGATGCTGATCAACGGGCTGGCGATGGTCGCCCAGCAGCTCGGGGCCGCCATCCCCGCAGCCGAGGCCACCCACACCGCCATCTACGCCCGCATCGCAGCGCTCGAGGCCCGCACCCTCGTCGGCACCACGGGTCAGCTCACCAAGACGCTGCCGATCCTCCTGGGTTCCGTCACCACCTTCGACGTGGTGTTCCGCAACCCGATGCCCAGCACGGACTACATCCCGCTGGTGACGCTCGACAACGCCTCCGTCGCGGTCCTCGGCGCCGTCTCCGTGCAGCTGCCGATCACGGCCAAGACCAAGACCGGCTGCACCGTCACCGTCCGCAATACCGCTCTGCTCACCGTCGCCAGCAGCGTCACCGTCCAGGTCGCTGCCCTGCAACTCGCCTAGGAGACCCCTGTGCCGATCGCCACCGCCCAGCAGCGGGAGAACGTCGCCATTGCCTACGGGCAGGCCGCCACGTTCGCCGCCCTGTACTCCACCGCCCCGTCGGGTTCCAGCCCCGGCACCGAGCTGTCCGGGGGCTCGCCGGCGTACGCCCGCAAGGCGCTCACGTGGACCGCTGGTTCCGTGGACGGGGTCATCACCGCCACCGCCGTGTTCGACGTGCCGACCGGCGCGACCGTGGCCGGGTTCGGGGTGCACACCGCAGCCACCGGCGGCACCTACCTCGACGGCGTCTCGGTCACCAGCCAGGCGTTTTCCGCTCAGGGCACGTACACGGTGAACGCCACCTTCACCCAGTCCTGACCGCCCCGCACTAGGACTGGAGGCCGCCCGTGCCGCTTCTGCAGAACACCGCTGAGGGCGGCACGCTCGGCGCCGCGGTCACCACTGGCAACTCCGGCGGGGCGTCGGGCAATGCGTGGACACTGATCAACAACCCCACGGGGTCCTCGCTCACCTACGCCAGCGGTGCGGCTCGTGGTTCGTTGTGCCTGGACCAGTCGACGCACAACTCCACCGGGCAGTCGTCGGTGTTCCGCTGGGACAACACGGTCACCGCGACCGGTGCGGCGATGCGGTGCCTGTTCAAGTTCGACGTCCTGCCCGGCGCGACCACCCAGTTCCTGCGGATCTCGGACACCAGTGGCAACGCGTACGGAACCCTGGCGCTCGGCCCCGACGGTCGCCTGTCGGCGCTGGACGCGAGCGCAACCGTTTGGTGGACAGCCACTGGCGCCCTGCAGCCCAACACCTGGTACCGCCTCGAGCTCACCCTCGAGCGTGGGGTCTCGACCTCCACCGGCAAGACGTCCGTCGGTTACGGAACCCCCACCGGCCCGCTGGTGGAGAGCATCGAATCCACCAACCGCAACACGCGCACGGCCAGCCTGACCGGCCGCACCCAGTTCGGACGCATCGCGGGCACTTGGTATCCCGCGCACCTGTACTGGGATGATCTTGCGGCCCAGGAGGGCTACGGGTTCATCGGCCCGACCTCGTCCTCTGCGGCCGTCACCCTCTCCGGTAGCGGTTCCCTGTCGGCTACCGGCGCCCCGTCTACGACCGCGACGGTCGCACTGACCGGCTCGGGGACCCTTGCCGCCACCGGTACGGCAAGTTCCAGCGTCGTCAACGTGCCCGCGCCCAGCGGCGGCGACGACCAGGCCGCACTTGCCGCGGCACTCGCGAGCGTCCCCACCAACGGCACGCTCGTTTTCCCGACGAACGCCACCTACAAGCACTCCGGCAAGCTGCAGCTGACGGGTTCCGCTGACGCCGGGATCACCATCCAGGGCAACGGCAGCACCCTGATCGCCACCACGCCCAGCGCGGCCAGCTTTGGGGTGTTCGACGGCGCCAACGGCGTCAACATCAGCAACCTGCAGCACACCGTGCAGGGCGCCACCACCCGCATCAACCAGGGCTTCGACGTTGCTCCGTTCGTGTTCTCCAACGTCACCCTCGGCGCCCTCACCGACCTCACATCCACCGGGTCGGCCGGGCTGGGGTTCTACTTCTGGAAGGCCACCGGCGGCAGCCTCACGCGGCTCACCTCGGCCAGCAGCCTCGCCGACGGCATCCACTTCACCAACGGCACCGGCGGGTTCACCGCCACCGACATCCAGGCGCTCGACGCAGGTGACGACGGCATCGCCCACATCGGCTACCTCGCCGACGGCCCCGAGGTGGGCCGGCCCCAGAACATCACCCTGGTCCGGCCCTACGTGCGAGACTCCCGCGCCCGCGGCATCTCCTACGCCGGCGCCCGCGACTGCTCCGCCACCGACGTCAACATCGACGGCAGCCTCGCCGCCAACGTGTACTTCGCCGTGGAGCGCGGCGACTTCAACACCGGCGAGACCGACCGGTGCACCGTCACTCGCGGGCGCCTCGCCCGCGCCGGCACCTCCTACGCTGCGATCCCCAACGGCACCAACGGCACCGGCCTCGACCAGGGCGCCGTCCTGTTCCTGTCCTCCGGTTCGGGGGCCGCGGTCACCGACTGCAAGCTCGCCGACGTCAACATCGGCAACCTGGCCGCCGTCAACTACGACACCCTGCGGGCCATCCAGTACGGCGGCACGTTCTCCGGC